AATTATATACTTAGTGCTTTTGTTTTTCTATATTTTTCTAAATTTTTATGTCTATTTTTCCCCAGATTATTTAACTCATATTTGCTTTTAGTAAATAAAAAAGTGGATAATGAATATATTAATAAATAAATTAATTTATCAAATAAACTAGATTAACACAAACTTTTGATTAATTTTATAAAATGTTATAAACACAAATCACATTTTTTTCAAATATGTGTTACCATCAAAATTATTCTAAAGTCATTGACATTAACAAAGAATGAAAATATAATACAAATAAATAGATTTATGAAAGCAAATCTATGAAACAACTATGAGCAAAAATCGTAAACACTTTTTGAACCAAAGTACTACTTAAAAAGTAGTGTTTTTATTATAAATATAACTATAAAAAATCTACTTTTTAAGTGGATTTTTTATTTTTACCTTAATATATATTAATAGAGGTGGCTTTAATGGAAGAAAAAATAAAAGAAACATACACCAAAGATGGAAAAAAGCTAACAGAACTAGTACAAGAATGGATAAATGAAAATACATCAATTTTATATTGTAATTATGAAGAAAAAAATATAAAATATCAATGTAGATAAGTAGTTATTAAAAATAACTCTAAGACAAGGAGGTAATAATGCAAGAGTTATATAATAACTATTTTAACATAGCAAATGACCAAATATGGAAAGTTGCAATATATGCCAGATTATCAAGAGAAGATGAAAAGGATGAAAAATATAAAGGACAATCTGAAAGTATTGAAAATCAAATTAAATATTTAAAATCTATAATTACTACAAAAGGGTGGCTTTTGATTGATATTTATAAAGATGATGGATACACAGGAACTAACTTTGATAGACCAGATTTTAAAAGGATGTTAAATGACATAGAAAATGGAAAAATAAATCTTGTAATAACAAAAGATTTATCAAGGCTTGGAAGAGATTACATAGAAACTGGAAGATATATTGAAAAGATATTTCCATCAAAAAATATTAGATATATTGCAGCAAATGACAATATAGATACATTTGACAAAAGAAATTCCAATAATGATATGACACCATTTAAAGCAGTAATAAATGATATGTATGCAAAAGACACTTCAAACAAAGTAAGGTCCACTATACTTACAAAAGCTATAGCAGGAGAATGCATAAAAGCATTTTTGCCTTATGGGTATAAAAAAGACAATACAAATAAAAATAAAGTATTAGTAGATGAAAATGTAGCAGAAAATGTAAAGTTAATATTTAAGTTATATAAGTCTGGAAAATCCAAAACAGAAATTGCTAAAAAATTGAATGAATTAGAAATTTCGACACCTCTAAAATACAAAAAGGAAACAACAAATTACTATAACCCAAATTCAAATGCAACTTATAAATGGAACAGCACAGTTATAAATAAAATATTGAGAAACCCTATTTATACAGGAGATTTAGTTCAATTACAATGCAACAAAGTAAATTATAAAATAAAAAAAATTACAAAAATTCCTAAAGAAGAACAAATTGTAATTTTAAATAATCATGAAGCACTTATAGATAGAAATACATTTAATACTGTTCAAGAAATGCTTGATAAACAGACGAATGAATGGAATTATTCTAATAGAAAAAAACATTTATTAGCAGGATTAGTTTTTTGTAAATGTGGCAGTAGAATTACATACAACAAAAATCATGGAAAATTTTTTAGATGTGTTTGTTCTAGCTATAAAAAATATGGAAGTAAGTTTTGTTCTAATATTCATTTAAAAGAAGATGAACTTTTAGAAATGGTAGCAAGTTCATTAAAGAAAAATGTAAATACATATTTAAATTTAAAAGATTTAAAATATCCTTCAATAAAGACAAAAAATAATAAAGCACAAGAATTATCAAAATTATCTAAAATGAAAGAAGAAATTAATAAAACAATCACTAATTTATATGAAGATAAGATATCTTCTACTATTTCGTTAGAAACATTTAAAATACTGATTAAAAAATATGAAAAACAGAAAAAAGAATTAGATATGAAAATATCAGCGATTTCTAAATCTAACGAAAATATACAAGATTTAAGATTAAATCATAAGCAATTAGAAGATGTAATGAAACAACTGCTAAAATTTGAGACCATAAATGAAGAAAATAAAAGCCTAGTTTTTAAATTGATAGATAAAATTATAATAGATGATAATAAAATTACTATAAAATATAAATTTAATAATATAGAGTTATAATTCCTCCGAAACAAACCAAGGGTGGCCATGGGAAGGAGGAAATATTTAATATGTGGACTTATAATAAAGTATTGGAATACCCTGTTAATATAAAATGCCCAAATGCTAAACTTGCTAAATTTGTTATTTCTCAATATGGTGGTCCTGATGGTGAACTTAGCGCTTCACTTCGTTATTTATCTCAAAGATTTGGTATGCCTGACCAAATTGCAAAAGCTACTTTAAATGATGTTGGTACTGAAGAATTAGCCCATTTAGAAATAGTTGGTACTATTGTTCATCAATTAACTGAAGGTTTAAGTATTGAAGAAATTAAAGCTGCTGGTTTAGGCGCTTACTATACTGATCATGGTGTAGATATATTCCCTCAATCTGCTGCTGGTGTACCTTTTTCTGCAAATTGTATTGCTTGTAAAGGTGACCCTATTGCAAATTTGCAAGAAGATTTGGCTGCTGATTAGTAGTCTTATTAGTGCAACATTTGAAACTTTTTTGTCATAAAACCCTATTCAATTCAGTATTTACAAGGTTTTTTTATGTTTTTTCTATTAAAGGTTGCACTTAAATTCTTATTTATCTGAGTAGTATTCAATAGTGCAACTATTTTTTAGTAAAAATGATAGGTGCAATATCTACACCTTCAATATAATATTAACTTCTTCATTTTTTCCAATTTCTATTTTTTCTACTAACTTTTTTAAAATTTTATTATCAAACTTTTTCGTTTCAGAAAACTCTATAATTAGCTTCTCAACATCATTTTTAGAATTATAACTTTTTTTACTTTCCTCTAACCTATCTAGTTTATCTTTTAATTCTTTAGTTTTTTGTTTATATAAATTATATTCTCTAATAAATTCATCTTCTGAAATAATTTCTTCAACCTTTTTAGAATACAATATCTTAAAATCAGCTTCTCTTCTATTTATTTCGTTTTTTATTTTCTTGTACTCACTTGCTTCTGGATTCATTATTTCTTTATATGCTTTAACATCATTAGCATATTTAATAAGTTGCAATTTTTTTAATCTATTAGATATTTGTTTTAAAACAATTTCTTCTAAAGTATTTTCTTTTATTTTAATCCATTCATTGCAAACATCTTTATGCCTATAATGTTCAGCACATATAAAATATCCCAGCTCATTTTTTATTCCAGTTATTTTACCATTTTTATCAATTCTAATTGGGTTGCTATTCTTATATACCATTTTTCTACCACAATTTTTACAATAAACTAAATCTCTTAATAAAAACACATACTCTTTTTGATTATCTTTTGTTGTTCCTTTTTTCATTTCTTGAACTTTATCAAAAATTCCAGGAGCAATTATAGGTTGATGAGTATTAGAAATATATTCATAATTGCCTTTTCTATTGGCAATTATTTTTTTTAATTTAAAATCACTATAGTATTTATTAATAACAAGTCTACCACAATATATTGGATTATCTAATATTCTTGCAATCATCGACTTAGTCCAATATTTTGCCTGATGTTTTAAATTCAAATATTGAGATGGTGTTTCTATATTCCTTTTGTTAAGTCTATTAGCAATTTCAACTGGTCCTATACCATCTAAATATAAATTAAATATTTCTATTATATTAGAAGAAACTTTTTCATCAATGACTATTTTCCTTTTATCTAAACTATCTTTTTTATAGCCATAAGCAACACTTGATTCAATAAACTTTCCTTGCTTTTTCAAATTTGTTTTTACTGCTTTGATTTTTTTAGATATATCTTCCAAATAACTTTGATTAACAATTCCTCTTAAAGCAACTGCATCATCAATTTCATATCTTTCCCCTGTATCTACATATTCTGTAACTGAAATTAATCTAACATCATTATCTGGGAAAAATATGTCTGTAAAGTACGAAGTTAAGTTTTTATCTCTTGTTAATCTACTCATATCTTTAACTATAAGCATATTTATTTTTCCAAGTGTTATATCTCTAATCATTTTATCAAGTTCTGGTCTAGAGTTTAATATTCCAGAGTATCCGTTATCAACATATTCATTTACTATTTTGTAATTATGATCCTTTGCATACTTTGTAGTTATTTCTCGTTGCATATCAATACTATTGTTTTTTTCAATATCTTCTTTTGATAATCTTAAATATATTGCTGCTTTATATTCTTTCATTATGCCATCTCCATAACAGCATATTTATAATTAATATAAATATTATCATCATTATCTACTTGAACATTATCAATAATATCTGCAATTTGTTCTTTAGACCACTTTTTAACATCTGATACTTTTTTCACAACTCTTTTATATTCAGCTTCTGAAATGATAGTTTGATTATTTATTTTGTTATTTAGCTTTTTTATTTCTTCATTAAGCCTATCTCTTTTTTCTATTTCTTGATTATACATAGAATTAAAATCATATTCTTGGATAATTCCGTTTTTGTAATCAGAATATAAAGATGTTATCATTTTATTAATTTTAGCTAATTTCTTTTGCTTTAAATCTAGTTCATTTTTTATTCCTTGTACATCTCTATTTTTATATGACTTTTCTAGTAATTTCGTAACATCCTCGCAATTTATTAGATTGTTTACTTTTTTATTTAGGTTTGCCACAACTATTTGTGTCACAGATTGTAATTCAATACCTTTATATTTACGTATACAATATCCTTTTTTGTGTAAACTACTTGAGCAATATAATCTCATAAAAGAAATAGTTGTTCCATCTTTTCTGTATTTTACTTTTAATTGCATTGGTTCTCCACATTCTTTGCAATATATAATTCCGTTTAATATCCAAGTATGTGTATGAGATTTTGCCTTTTGATTCAACTTCATTCTTTTTTGCACACTCTCAAATAATTCTTTTGATATTATCGCCTTGTGAGTATTTTCATACTTTTTCCATTCATTACGTGGTATTTGTTTTACCTTTTTTGATTTATAACTTAGATTTATTCCTTTACCATATACAGTATTTCCTAAATACATCTCATTCTTTAACATTTTTGAAATTGTAGAACGTTCCCAGCCATATTCTCCATTTTTATTTTTTTGGAATCCGTTATAACTTGGGCAATATGCTTTATCATTTCGTAGCTTTTCTGCAATTTCACCCATTGAGCTTCCACTATTGTACATTTGAAATATCTTCTTTACTATTGGTGCTTCTTCTGGATTTATAATCAAATGGTTTTTGTTTTTTTCATCTTTCATATATCCATAAGGTGCTTTTGCTGCAACATATAAACCTTGCTCTTTTCTTGCCCATACACCACTCTTTACTTTACGAGATATATCTTTACTATACCAATCATTAATAAGTGTTTTAAATTGAATCATATCATTATTAGAATTTTTTAAATATGTATCAACATTGTCTAATATTGCAATATATCTTATTTCTCTTTCTAAAAAATATAATTCAATATAATAATTAGCTTCAAAATTATTTCTACTTAATCTTGATAAGTCTTTAGTTATTACACAATTAACTTTCTTCTTTTCTATATCATCCAACATTCTTTGAAAATTTGGTCTATTTGTATTTAATCCTGTATATCCATCATCAATATAAAAATCTACTAATTCAAACTTATCTCCAAGATTTTTTATTTTATCTTCTATAATATTTTTTTGACTTATTATACTATCGCTGACTTCTTTATCACCATCCTCTACAGATAGTCTTAAATAACCAGCAACTTTAAATTTATTGTTTTTCACAATTAATACGCCTCCACTTCGTATAATTGTTTATATTGAAAAACAATGCTACATGTGTATATATTATATCGCTCACAAATAGCATTGTCCATATATCTTAATCATTTTCCTGCAATTCTCTCATTGCATAATTGCAAATTAATTTCTTTAAACTTTCTTTGCTTAAACAGTTCTCTGAAATTCTTGTTATTACAGTATATTTTTTACTATCTACTTCATATATTTCCTTTTCTTCTAATTTTGAATTTTCCATCATCATAGCCTCCATATTAAAGAATATGTAGATAATTTTAAAAAATTCTATAATTATTCTATTTCACAGACATATTCGTTCTCATTTTCTTTATGTTCTTTGTCAATTACCATTTTTTCGTTTTTTAATACTTTTGTGTATTCTGGATATCTAATTTGTACTGCTTCCCAAAAATAAGGAGCATACGAACAACAAAATATTTCACTAGGTGCATAACAACATGAAATTTTATCATTTGCAAAATCTTCTTCACTGTCAAACATAATAGAATGATTCCATAAATTAAAAGCCATTCTAGTTACTTTCTCTGACGTTCCTGTCTGCCATCCTGCTTTAATTGCATCTAGATTAATTTCTCCTTTTTCTATATTAAAAATACTTGAAAAATGTTCTCTTGTTGTTTCACAGATGCTTAATGTATATACTAATGATAAATAATATACATCTGTCTTTCTTAGTGATTGTAATTTATCTAGTTTTGAATAGAAAAAGTTTTTATGATCTTTATCTATAAAATTAATCATTTGCATTATCCCTTTCTAATAAAATATTCGCTATTCTTATAACATCTTTTTTCTTATATATCTTTTCTAATGGTTCCATAAACAAATTACAAAAGTCTTTAATGTTTATATTGTCTTTATTTCCAGAGTTCAAATAATGTTCCAGTCCAATTACTGCATAAGCAATAACTTGTTTATAATTATATTGTTCTTCCATTTCTACACCTCAATTTTAATATATTTTGGCACATCATTACTTCTTCCAAGCTCTTCTTTAAATTCATATCTTCTTTTAGCTTCATTATATGAATATGCTGATGTATTCCAATTTCTGTATGCCAGATTACTTAATCTCTTTCCTTTTGATAATTCTTGGCTAGCTTGATTGTGCATTCTTTTTAATATTAAATCTTCTGATCTATTTTTAAATTGTTTAATTTCTCTTGTTTTTTTAATAATTTCTTTAGTTTTTTCATTGTGTCTTATCTTATTTTGTTTTTTTCTTACTTCTTTTTCTTTTTTATATCTATCATCTTTTTGTAAAACCTGTGTTACTGCACTTTTTGAAATATTTAATTTCTTTGCAATAGTAGCTGGATTTTCTCTATCTACAAAGTACAGTTTTGTTATCTCATCTTTTTTGCTCATCCTTTGCATTTCTCCTTTACTTAACTTTTTGCTAACACTTTAAGGAATCGGCAAACCTAATGAGCTTTTTCGTTTCATCTCATTTTTTTCTTTTTGTAATTTTAGAATTTTCTTTTTAAAACCTATAACACGTTTTTTTACAATAAGTTGTCTCTTCTTCTCTTTTAAATATAGTTTTAATTTTTTTAACATTGTTTTTCCTCCCTTCTCACCTATTAGGAACGAATTGAATAATAGTAAAAGGGACAAACTCTAAAATTTTTTTATTTTTCTCTATTTTTTGTTAATATTTTATATATTTTTTCAATTATTTCTCCCTTTAAATCTTCATCTATTGGACCACCTGGATATAGTCTACTATATTTATTTATTAGGTTTTCATACTTATTTAGAATTCCAATAACATCATCATCAGTCAAATTATAATTATTAAACATTAAATTTTTCTCCTTTTTTCAAATTTTTTTCTCATTTTCTCTAATGCTCTATTTCGTTTCTTAGTAACACCTGACTTAGTTATGAATAATATTTTTGAGATTTCTTCATCTGATTTATTTTCAATATAATATAAAGAAAGCACTAACTTTTCATTATAAGTCAGCGTTCCTGCTATTTCTGACAAAATTTCATCACGAAAAATACATTCAAACTTTTCGGCTTGAAATTCTTGATCCATTTTTATTTCTAAATTTTCTTCCATTTTATCTTGTGAATATAAAATTTCTTCTTCAAGGCTTAATTCTTTAAAAACATTTTTATTTTTTCTAAAATAATCAACTCTTGTATTTTTTACAATTACCTTTAACATTGCCTCCTCTTTATTGCTTAATATATACAAAATACTCCCTCATTCTAGGAACTTATTATTTATATCGATAAGTTCAAAAGGAGTATTAATTGTTTTTAATATCCGTTATCATCTATTTTATCTTCACATTTTTTCGTCTCCCCCTTATATCAAAATTTAAAAGTTTCTTACTTATTTGCTTTTGTATTTATTCAATCTGCTTTTGTAGCTCCTTTTAAACTTTAATATAAAGTTCCCGAGCTCATACTACTATGGTTTTAGGAGTATTTGTTAAAAACGGTGTAATGAGGTGTAAAAGGGTGTGTTTTTGCATTGAATTGTCGATATTTGTCGAATTTTTTTCCTGTTTTTTACATTTATTTTATTGTGTTTACATAATTTTTGTGATATACTATTGTTGTATTTTAATAATTACATTTGTTGGGGGTTGTTTAAATGGTTAAAATCCTTATTGCAGATACTGATATACAACGTAATTCAGCAAGCTGCCAATTTCTTGCAAATGAGAAAGGGTTTGAAATTGAAAGCACCAATGATGGCAGTTCTACGATAAAAAAATATTTGGAAATTGAGCCAAACATTTTTATTTTAGATTCAAATTTCACAGATATAAAAACTCTTGAAATAATTGATAGGCTATCTATTTCTCCTATCGAGAAAAGAAAAAAGAATACAATTTTAACTATAAGCGAGCCATACAAGCCATTCCTTATAGAAAATGTATCAAAAGTTTATCAGTTTCTTTATAGGCCCTTTGACAACGAAAAATTGCTTAACACAATCAACCAAATGAAATTAGAATTTAAGGTAACGGACTTAACAGAAGAAGAATTAAATATGTATCTATTGCCATTGGATTTCAATGTAAATTCAAATGGTTGCCATTATCTAAAGTCAGCAATATTTCAATATTACTACTATCCACATAAGTTTAATTCATTAGATGATTTGTTTTTAAATGTTGCTTTAGAATATGGTATTAGTCCTCGTGAAATACGAGATGGAATAAGGAGTTCTTTAATTCCTTTTAACAGATATAAAAACTATAATGCTTCCAAACCTATAATGAAGTTCTTTGATTTAACCAAAGATCCGATAACACCTAAATATTTTATATCAACATTTGTTACATATTTAAGATTAAAAAAAATGAGAAATAAGTAAATTGTTTATACTAACAAATAAAACTTATTTCTCATTTTTTTATTTTTTATATTTGTATTCTTTATAATCTTTTATAATATCTTCTACTCTATTCTCATAAGGTTCTTGTATAAGGGCATTTAATTTATTTCCTATAACATTTATAGTTTTTTGTAGTTCTTGTTCTGGAATGTCATTTTTATCATTAAAAATATTAAAAATTGGTGTTTCAATATTTTTATTTTCTTTTGTTTTTATTGCAATTTCTAGACCATTGATATCTGGCATATTATATCCAGCAAATACCATTTCTGGTTTCAAATCAATAATTTTGTTATACGCATCATTTCCATTAGTTGCAACACCTACTAAATCAACATATTCTAATCCTTTTATTAAATTGATAATATTTTCTCTAACACTTTCATCATTGTATGCAACTAAGGTTCTAATCTTTCCGTTTGAAAATATTTTATCAAAATCTATTATTTCTTCTTTCAAAGCATTTCCAAAATAATGATCTTTTCCATTTTGTGTTTGCAATATATCTCCATTAGGAATTATCACAATACTCTTTTCAAACTCACTTTGTTTTTTATATTCAACTTTTTTTATGTTTTTAAATACTTTTAGATTTTTTATACTATTTTCTAATATGCTTTCATCAACTTCAAATTCTTTCTCATTCTTCTCTGCTCTTTCTCTAATTGGCATAAATTTTAAAAATTTCCATTTTTCAATTTGATAGTTATCTAGAAATTCTCCTAATTCCTCTAATTTATCTACATTAAGTTTACTAACAACAGTATTTATTCCAACCTTGATGTTTTTGTTTTTTGTTTTTTCTAATAAATTCTTTATTATTTCTAAATGATTATTTTCTTTTCCTAATGCTACATTTATATCATTTTCTATTGAATCTATAGACAAATTAATTTCATCCAAAGTATTTAAAATATCTTCTACATATTCGTTATCGTTCTTTGATAAGTAAATTCCGTTCGTTACTAATTTATTATATAATCCTCTTTCTTTTGATTCTCTCATTAATTCATTTACTCTTGGATATAATACTGCTTCTCCTCCAGTCCAAGTAATATGGTTTATCCCACTAACAATTAAATGATTTAATACTCTTTCATTTTCTTCAAAAGGTAGATTTGGTATATTATTAAATCCAAAACAATATTTGCATCCTTGATTACATTTAGTTGTAATTTTCCAACAAACCTTTTTCTTCATTATAAATCCTCTTTTCTTATATAATATCTCTTTTTATACACTAATATTATACATTGTTTTTATAATGAAGACTATTTCTAAATTTTTAACATCATTTAATTTTTATTTAACATAAAATGGAAAATACCCTAGAAATAGGGTATTTATAATTTTATTATTTCAAATATTCTTTTATAAACTTCTTGTCTATTTTAGTAAGCTCTCCACTTAAATAAATTAAATTTAATTTTATATTTGGCAATTTTATTGGTAATTCAACTTCATATAGTTCCTTATTATTTAGTTCTTTTTTTACAGCCTCTTTTATAACGTATGCTATTCCCATATTTCTTTTTACTGCTTCAACTCTTATTTCTGTTGCATCACACATCATATCTGCATGTATAGAAATATTACTTTTTTTCAGTATTTCTTTTAACTGTTGCGTAGCTTTTGTATTTTCTAGGTTTAAAATACAATTCAAATTTTCCAATTCTTTTACATCAGAAATTTTTAGTGGTGCTTTTGAAACAAATATATTATTTATTGTTAATAACTCTTTTACTTCTACATTACTGCTATTTATTTCTGTATCTGTTATTGCAAAATCAATTTTATGATTGTGTAATAGTTCCAACATTTTATTTGTATCTACTTCACATATTATTTCTACATTAAGTTTTGGAAAATCTTTTTTTACTTTTTCTACCTTTTCCATCAAAAAATAGCTTGTAAAATGAGATGGGCATCCTATTTTTATACATCCACATTCCATATCATTCTTATCTTTTGCCATTTTTTCGGCAAAATCAAAACTAGATATTGATTTATTTACTATATCATAAAGTTCTTGTCCATCTACTGTTAATGTTACTCCTTTACTTTCTCTATTGAAAAGTTTTAAATTTAATTGTTCCTCAAGGTTTGATATTTGTGTACTAACATTTGGAACTGATAATCCTAGTTTTTCTGCTGCCTCTGAATAACTTTTGGACTGTGCAACTTTACAAAATATTCTATATAAATTCAAATTTATATTTGACATACAACCACGCTCCTATAAAATCTTTCTTAATTCTATTTCAGCTTTTTTAATAAAATAATCATTACAATCAATTGGAATATCTAATTTTTCCAATTCACATTTTATTTTATCTATTGTATCTAATTGTTCATTTTCTTCAATCTCAATTAGCTTATCACCATTTAGTACATCTTTTATACATATTTGTAATTCGTTTTTCTTATAAAGATAATCAATTTCCTTAATTTGCATAATTGCTTTATAATC